GGGAACTCGAACTGAAGACCCTCACATTAAAGTGATGGAAACCTCTTCAGAACTTAGGTGACTAACCTTAGTCCCTGAGATTTCCTTCTCAGTTCGGCACTACATACCTACATTTAAAAGTAGGATGTGAGTAAGCTGGTGCTTATTAGTATGATCTTAAGTCTTGTTAAAGACCTAAGAACCACCTGATAATTGCAATCAGTAATCCGGTTGAAAAGAATCCAAATAAAATCTGAACCTTAACAGAGGCGGATTGTACACAATGAATTATTTCATGTGCTACAGGAAGACCTGTTGCGGCGACACCTAATCATGTTAGATGGACCGATTTGATCATAACCAATATAAACTCAACTAGGGTTATATGTCCTAGTTGATAAAGATGTTGGTAATGCTCAAACATCATGGAAATAACACCATGGTGTACGGCACAGACTATCACGATAGATGAAAGATATATTTCGATACTATGAGTTATTATAGCTCATAATACCAAAGATACCTTACTCCATTCTCCTCTTGCGAGGTCTATGTCAGTAAAACTGAATAGAGATGATACTCAGCACCATATACTTAGCATTAGATTAATGACGGCTTTAAGGCCTACCACCTGAGATATAACACTCAGGGTAAAAGTAGACCAAGTCAGGAAGATAAATCTTCTTCTTATTACTTGTAACACAAATGGAACTAAAACCTTTCTAGGGGTTATAGAACCAAGTGGTGGCAATTTTAATAAGGAAGTAAATCTCCGAATCATTAATCGAGTCGGGAACAACCCGGCTTGCATATAAGCTTGCGCTTCTGGATTATCAGGAATAGGTCGAACTAACTCATCAGTTTTTGTTAAAACTTTTAAGATAGCTTTTACTACCGCTGATTCAGCTAGAGCAATAGAATGGGACGCTCTCATGGAAAATACTCCTTTAGAAACGAAATATTTACTTAAACCTGATTCAATAATCAGGGATGGTACTATTTCATTTGGGTCTGCAAAGACCGTCTGGCATAACCAATCAGTTGATTTATCAATTAATCGGTTAAGACAGAAAACTAAAGGATTATTATATCCTTGAAGAGTGGACAGAGTCTCTCTAATAAAGGAAGCTTCGTATTCAGAGTGGAGACTCAGACTCTTTATATGAGTTTCAACCATATCATTAAGGATAGAATTAACCTTATATGCATCAGTTTGAAATTTATATAAATCAGATTCGACAAGATGATACTTGGCATTGAAAAGAAGAGTATTAAAACTCTCTTTTAGGTTTTTATAAGAACCTATCCAATGATCAGTGGGAGCTATTACAGATACTCTATCAAAGAATAACTGTAGTACCTCATCACTCTTATCACCATGTTTAATGGTTATAAGACTATCGAAAATAAGATATAACTTTATCATTGAATTGACTTTATTAATACAATAATGTCCTTTCTTCATGATAGAGAATATCTTTCTGAATAACTCCGGGTGCCGCTCAATTGGTAAAGACCAACCGTGCGTAGAACAATTCTGTAAAAAGTTGTATAACAACGGATATTTCTGATAAGTAGATATTAATCCACCTATCGGAAAACCAGTTATTTCAACTCCTTTATGGAATCATCTCTTAGCAAATTCGAATGTATCAAAAGATACATGAGTTTTTGCTTCAGAGAAAGGCATATCGTACTGTTTTAATAGTACTTTATACTGTTCTGCAACCAAATCGTTATATATCACTAAATCATCACCTAATAAGAAATAATCAGAATAAGGACCGGTAATACCGGCTCTTATTGCAGATAATCTAACAAGGAAATGATGTGATAATGCCATCGCTGGCCACGAGGAATAAGCTCCCATAGGCTGACCGGTAGCATATGAGAAGTGTTTTACTCCCTTAGGAGTTTTACACTCAAACTCATAGTCTACCATCAACCTTTTCCAAGCAGTTGCTCGCTCACTACCGATAAGATATCCAACAACT